TTTAGTAGTATCAGGTATTATTGACCCAACTAAGGTTACTCGTCTAGCATTAGAAAACGCATCTTCAATTGCATCACTTTTATTAACAACTGAATGTATCGTTGCAACAGAAAAAGATGAAAAAGAACCACAAATTCCACAAGGTGGATTTGGTATGTAATTAAAATAAAAAATAAATAATATGGCATTTTTTGAAGAAGTAACAAAAGAATCAGTTAAAACATCAAATACTTTATGGGTTGAAAAATATAGGCCAAATGAATTGGAAACCTATATAGGTAATGACCATTTAAGAGAAAAAATTGGAGATTATATCAAAAATCATGATATACCACATTTACTTTTCTATGGTAGAGCAGGTACTGGTAAAACTACCCTTGCTAAACTAATTGTAAATTCAATCAATTGTGATTTTATCATCATCAATGCATCAGATGAAAATGGTGTAGATACGATTAGAGATAGAATTAAAGGATTTGCATCCACAGTTGGATTTAAGGCTTTGAAAGTTATTATCTTAGATGAGTCAGATTATCTAACACCAAATGGACAAGCAGCTCTTCGTAACGTAATGGAAACTTTTTCAAAACATTGTCGTTTTATTTTGACTTGTAATTATTTAGAAAAAATCATCGAACCAATTCAATCTCGTTGTCAAACGTTTCAAATTGTACCACCTACTAAAAAAGATGTTGCAGTTCAAATTAGTAAGATATTAAAAATTGAAGGTGTTGAATTTGAACCAAAAGATTTAGTTCCTATTGTAGATTCATCATACCCAGATATTCGTAAAATTATCAATACGTGTCAATTAAATTCATCTAAAGGTGTATTAAAAGTTGATACTGGTTCAATCGTAAATTCTGATATTAAAGTTAAGATTTTAGATATTCTAAAATCAAAAGATGATAAACGAAATCGTTATGTGAATCTAAGACAAGCAGTTGCAGATTCTCGTGTACAAGATTTTACTGAATTGTATTCATATCTTTATGAAAAAGTAGATGAATATGCACAAGGTAATACTTCTGCAGTTATTTTAGAACTTGCACAAGGGCAACACAAAGATGCGTTGGTAGTAGATAAAGAAATTTGTTTTATGGCAACCTTAATCGGTATAAACGCAATTCTATAAATGAGTAAAATCATAAATCTATTTGGTGGGCCGGGTATAGGTAAATCCTCAATTGCCTCCGGCCTTACCTATAAACTTAAAAAGAAACACATAACTTGTGATAATCCATATGAATTTCCAAAACAATTAGCATGGGATGAAAATCATTCGGCAATCAGAGACCAATTATATGTTTTAGCAAATCAACATAGAGGGATTGTAAAGAGTTTCAGTAAGGTGGATTATATCATTTTAGATTCACCGATTTTATTATCATTAGTTTATCGTTCTGCTTATACTGGTTTAGAGTACCCAGCAACCTTATATGGAGAGTCTTTTGATAAAATGGTATTGGATATACATAACCAATATGATTCCGTAAATATAGTGTTAAAACGAACGGAAGGTGGATATAATGAAAAAGAACGCTACCAAACTCTTTCAGAATCAATACGTTTAGATACTGAAATCGAAAATGTATTAGTAAAAAATAATATATCATATCATATTGTTGAAGTTGGTGAAAAGACCGTAGATGATATATTAAAAATACTTAATATATCTTAATAAAAATTTGGTAATATGGAATATATTTCGTATATTTGATTATAAAACTAAATGATATGATAGTATATGACCCCAAAAACCCCTTAACTGATGATGATTTGAAAGGATTATCAGAGGAAGACCTTTTTTCATATTTAGACCAATTATCAGCCTATAAACGTAAGGATTCAAAAATAGTTGGTGCTTGGAAAGAAAAAGGTAGAGATGTATTAAGAAAAACTGGTGTAACAAAATTAAAAACGAATCGTTCGCAATGGTTCGATTAAAATTAAAATAAACATATGTCAAACGAACAATTAGCAAAACCATTAGGAGATAGAGTCCTAATCGAAGTAGAAGTAAAAGAAAAGACCGTTGGTGGAATTATCATACCAGACACTGTCAGAGATGGTGAAAATCAAATCGGTGTAGTAGTTTCAGTAGGTAATGGTATTTATACTCAAAGTGGAACTAAAATTCCTATGGAAGTAGAAGTAGGTGATAAAGTAATGTTACCCGCAGGTGGAATGAGTTTGCGTAAAATCAAATTAGGTGAAAAGGAATACTATCTTTGTAGAGAGATGGATTTAGAAATGATTATAAAATAATAAATTATGGCAAATATATTAGGTCAACAACCACCAAAACAAAAAGTAGATATTTCTAATTCCGTTCCTATGACATGTCCTCATTGCGGATATGATGTATTCATTAGTGGAACTAAATTCCGTAAACTATCTAAATTAGCGTTTGGAGGTGAACAAGATATGGTTATTCCATTTGAAGTATTAGTTTGTGGAGAATGTGGTGAAGTGAACCACGAAATGTCGGCATTAGAATTACAGGCATTAGAACATAAAGATAAATTAAGTAAAGAACAAAATGGCTAAATCCCTATTCGACCATATCAAAGCAATTACATCTGAACAAGACCCGAAATATTGGGATAAATTAGATGAAGCTGATAAAAAGACATGGTCAAATTATATGGTACATAGATTTCTTTCTATGAACCCAGATTGGATACAATTTCTTTCAGAATTACAACCATATACACAATCATTAGAGCCAAAACAATTGTATTTGGCTCTAATTGGTATTTTGCCAAAGGGAAAATACTATTTAAGATACGTTAAAGGTAAGAAAGAAGATGCATATGAAAAATGGTTAGTAGAATTAGTAATTAAAGATTACCAATGCTCTAAATTTCAAGCAGAAGAATATTTGGAAATTTTATATTCTACTAAAGAAGGTAGAGAACATATCAAATATATTTGTGAAAAATATGGAATTGAATCTAAGGAAATCGCAAAACTAAAATTAAAAATATAATATGGCTAACACTATCTGTATAATGCCATTCGTACATTTATATTCAGAACCAAAAGGAGAAATGAAACCTTGTTGTATTGCAGGTGGATTTGATACACCTTTGGATTTGAAAACTATGTCTATCGATGATGCATTTAATTCACCACAAATGAAAGAATTGCGTGAAGATATGTTAAGTGGTAAGCGTAACAAAGTATGTGATGTATGCTATAAAAAAGAAGATTTGAATGGTATTTCTCCTCGTACTGATTTTAATGCAAATCGTTTGTGGAAAATGCCAAAAGTAAATGAAGATTTTTCAGTAGAAACCCAATTTCAGCATATTGATATTAGATTTTCTAACCTTTGTAATTTCAAATGTAGAATGTGTAATCATGATTTTTCATCAAATTGGTTTGAAGATAGTGAGAAAATAGCACCTGGTTATACAAAAGGTAGAACTAAAGTGATGAAAGTATCTGATACAATTGTAGAGGATTTAATTCCACATCTTAAAAATGTTAAAAGTTTTTATTTCGCTGGAGGTGAACCTCTTATCATGCCAGAACATTATAAAGTATTGAAATATCTTTACGATACGATGCCAATTATAGAACAGCATTGGGGAAATAAACGAAGATTAAGTATCCACTACAACACAAATTTATCAGTAATCACATATGATGAACAGAGTTTGATTGATTTATGGAAAGGATTTGATAGAGTATTTTTATCAATTTCATGTGATGGAATCGATAAAGTTGGTGAATATCAAAGAGTAGGATTTCAACATGAAAGATTTATAGAAAACTTAAAAACTATAAAAAAATATTTCAGAGCAGAATCACCATATGCAGGTGGAATGGGGATGCAATATAATTTTCAATACACAACTACAATTTGGAATGTATATCATATATTTGATTTTATTAAATTTATGAAAGAAAATGAATTTATAGGTTCATCAGACCATATAGATTTTTATTACGCGTGGGTGCCATCTCATGTTACTCTAAATAATATTAGTAAATCTGAAAAGAAAAGACTTGTTGAATTCTTAGAAAATGGTATTAAAGAATTAGATAGTGAAAAAACCATTAATGAAATCACCAATTTAATCAATTTTATCAATTCAGACCCAAATATGGAAAAATCGGTAGAAACTATCGTAGGATTTACACATAATATGGATAAAATTCATAATACCGATGTAACCACCCTAAATGGTGTAGATTTTAACGCAATGCGAGATGAGATTTTCAATTAAAAATTTGGAAATATCATATATTTTTCGTATATTTGTTATATAAAACAACAATAAATGGCAAGAGTAAGTTATAGTCAGTATGGAATGTGGACAAGTTGTCAACAACAATTCAAACTAAGTTATATAGATAAGTTAGGAGAATCCTCCGCTAATATCCATACCATATTTGGTTCGGCAATGCACGAAACCATTCAACATTTTCTTTCCGTTATGTACGGAGTTACAAAGAAACAGGCATTGGAGTTAGACCTCGAACTTATGTTAAAAGATAAGTTAGTAGAACATTTTACTGCTGAGAAGGCTAAAATGACAGAAGGAACTCCATGTGAAAAAGAAGAGTTAGAAGAATTCTTCGGTGACGGTAGATTGATTTTACAATATTTTAAATCTAAATTAGATAAACTTTATACTAAGAGTGGATTTGAATTAGTATCAATCGAATTACCATTAAACGCAGAGGTAAGACCCGGCGTTAATTTTGTTGGATTTATTGATATTGTATTAAAAGATGTTTCATCTGGTGATATTATCATTATTGACCTTAAAACATCCACAAGAGGATGGTCTGATTCTCAAAAATCAGATAAAGTAAAAACTTCACAAATGTTGTTGTATAAGAAATTCTATTCTGAAAAATACAACGTTCCCTTAGATAAAATCAAAGTAGAATACCAAATTCTAAAACGTAAGATTAGTGAGAAAGTTGATTTCCCAATCCCACGTATTTCCAAATTTGTTCCACCAAATGGTAAACCATCAGTAAACAATGCTTGGAAAGGTTTTATGGAATTCGTAGATAGTGTTTACGATGAAGAGGGTAAAGTAAAACAAGTAGATTTCCCTACAAATAAATCTAAATCATGTGATTGGTGTGAGTTTAAGACTCGAAAAATATGTCCAATTTGGCAGTAATTTTTTCCTTTTTATATATTTTTATATATTTATACATAACATAAAAAGGAGAGAGTTATGACAAACACCAAATTAACAACAGTAAAAATCGTAAAAGATGTTTACTCAAAATTCAAACAACTTTCGTTTGATTCTAACATTACACTACAAAAATTAGTGAATCGTTCCATAAACAAATATATTGAGGACGAAACTTTTAGAAGTGAAATCAACGAATATTCCGAACTACATACAAGTGGTTCACAATTTTAATTTTATTTTAAATGACAGAACAACAAAAGAAAAAAATTCTTTTATTATCGGATGATTTTAGAATGTCATCTGGTATAGCAACAGTATCAAAACAACTTATTTTCGGCACCTTAGATAAATACCACTGGGTTCAATTGGGTGCAGCAGTACAACATCCTGAGGCTGGTAAGGAAATTGATTTAGGTGAAGATGCTAGAAAAGTATCAGGTATTGCAGATGCATCCGTTAAAATCATTCCGTGGAGTGGTTATGGAGATGCAAATATACTTAGAGAACTAATCATGAGACATCAACCAGATGCAATCCTACACTTTACTGACCCTCGTTATTGGAGATGGTTGTATGAAATGGAAGCAGAGGTTAGACAAAATGTTCCTATTTTCTTCTATCATATTTGGGATGATTTACCAGACCCAAAATACAATAGAGATTACTACGAAAGTTGTGATTGGTTGGGATGTATTTCTAAACAAACTTATGGTATTGTAAAAAGAGTTGGTGCAATTGAATCATCAACGATTAAACCATTAGAAGATTGGCAAGTAAGTTATGTACCACATGGTATTGACCCTACAATTTACAAACCAATTGAAGTTCCTGTTGATTTCCGTAAACAAATTTTAGGTGATAAAGATTACAAATTTGTTTTATTTTGGATGAATCGTAATATCAGACGTAAACAACCATCTGATGTTATTTGGGCATACAAACGTTTTGTCGATGGATTACCAGAAGAAGATAGAGATAAAGTATGCTTATTAATGCACACTGCACCAATTGATGAAAATGGAACTGATTTATATGCAGTTAAAGAAACTATTTGTCCAGATTACGATGTAAGATTTTCAGGTAGTAGAATTTCACAAGAGCAATTAAATTGGATATATAATTTAGTAGATGTCACAATCAACATTGCAGGTAATGAAGGATTTGGATTAGTAACTGCAGAATCGGTAATGGCGGGAACTCCAACTATTGTAAACGTAACAGGTGGATTACAAGACCAATGTGGATTTACATTAGATGGTAAAGAATTTACCGCAGATGATTATGTAAAAATTGGTTCATTGCATGATGTGAGAGAATGGGGTGATAAAGTAAAACATGGAGAATGGGTTAAACCGGTATTCAGTAGAGTTCAAACCCTTGTAGGTTCAGTCCCAACACCATATATTATTGATGATAAAGTTGATGTATATGAAGTTGCAGATGCAATCCGTTATTGGTATGATATTCCAGTTGAAGAACGTAGAAAACGTGGTTTAAAAGGTAGAGAATGGATGTGTAAAGAGGAAGGATTGAATTCTGCTTATATGTGTAAAACTTTATCTGATGGTATGGATACTGCTTTAGAAAATTGGAAACCAAAACAAAGATTTAATTTATATAAAATAGCATAAAATGAAAGTAAAAATAAAAAAGTTACATCCTAATGCTGTAATTCCAAAATATGCAAAAGAAAGTGATGCGGGATTGGATTTGGTAGCAACCTCAATTATATCAAATACTCCTACTCAAATTACTTATGGATTGGGTATTGCATTAGAAATACCTGAAGGATTTGTAGGATTAGTATTCCCACGTTCATCGATACGAAATACTGATTTACAATTAAGTAATTCGGTTGGTGTAATTGATAGTGGTTATAGAGGAGAATTACAGGCAACTTTCAATAGAAAGAGAGTAATGGCTGAGGAAGGTGGATTTTTATATGATGTTGGTGATAGAGTTTGTCAAATCATTATTATTCCACATCCACAAGTTGATTTAATTGAAGTGGATGAATTATCAGAATCAGATAGAGGTAAAGGAGGCTTCGGTTCAACTGGTAAATAATATGAGTAAACCTATATTCATAATAAGACTTCCCGGTGATTGGGAACAAGAAAGGGTAGAAAAAACTCGTGAGAGTATATATAAAACTCCCGGTATAGTAGATGATTACTATATATTCGTTTTGGCAGATAGAGAAGTTGAAAACGTAAAGTTTCAAATGTTTAATTCACCACACGAACCAAATACATTACAAAATATTACAAAGTTGGTTGAAATGTCAATCGATAGATGTATAAAACAAGAAGAACAAAGAAAACGATTAAGAAATGAGTAAACCATTATTAGTATTTCAAGGACCTGTTGCAACACGTTCTGGTTACGGAGACCACGCTAGAGATTTATTACAGAGTTTATTTGATTTAGATAAATACGATGTAAAAATTGTACCTACAAGATGGGGTAATACACCTCAAAATCAAATTGATGCAACTACCGAATTTGGTCAAAAGATATTAAACAATATCATCACATCATTAGAAAAACAACCAGATGTTTACGTTCAAGTAACAGTTGCTAATGAATTTCAACCACTTGGTAAATATAATATCGGAGTAACTGCCGGAGTTGAAACTACTATTGCACCAAAAGATTTTATTGATGGGTGTAATAAAATGGATTTAATATTAGTTCCATCTGAATTTACAAAAAAAGTATTAGAATCAACCTCATTTAGTGAAGTTGATAAAAGAACTAATCAAAAGATTAGAGATATATCCGTAACAAAACCGATTGAGGTTTTATTTGAAGGAGTTGATTTAAGTATCTACGCAAATTCAGATAAAAAAGTAGATGTGTTGGAAGGGATTGAAACTGATTTTAACTTTTTGTTTGTGGGACATTGGTTATCTGGTGATTTAGGTCAAGATAGAAAAGATGTTGGTATGTTAATTAAAACATTCTGCACAATCTTTAAGAATACCCCAAAGGATAAACAACCAGGATTAATTCTGAAAACATCAACTGCTGGATTTAGTGTTATGGATAGAGAATCCATTACTATTAAAATAAAAGAATTGACTAGTGAATATGGTAAACAATGTCCACCTATATATTTATTATTTGGTGATATGAATCCTACCGAAATAGCAAATTTATACAATCACCCAAAAGTAAAAACTATGATTTCATTTACAAAAGGTGAGGGATATGGTAGACCACTTGCAGAATTTGCAGTGACGGGTAAACCTATCATAGTTTCAAAATGGAGTGGTCATGTTGATTTTTTACCTGAAAATAACACAATCTATTTAGATGGACAATTAACACCGGTTCACTCATCTGCAGCTAATCAATTTTTATTAGCAGAATCACAGTGGTTTTCGGTAAATTATTCATCTGCAGCACAAAAGATGTTAGATTTATTTAAGAATTATTCAAAATATTCAGAACAATCTAAAGGATTAAGTAGTAATATTAAAAATAAATTCTCATTAAGTAAGATGACAGAAGAATTTGGTAAAATATTAACAAAATATGTTAAAGTAGTAGAACACATTCCGTTAAAATTACCACAAATTAAGAAATTATAATGAGAAATTTCACAAATCAATATAAAGAAATTCTTACACCTGAAGTTAGAGTTGGTAAAAATCAAATTTTACCAAGAAACATCTATCGTATATCAACATATAAAGATGGAACGCCTCCTACAAAAGTTGGATTAGAATCTCGTTATGTATTTGTGATTGGTAAAGTAAATGGTAAAATACACTGTCTATTATTGACACATATTTTACCTGATAATTTTATATCTCTTTTAAATAAATTAAGAAATAAAAGTAAAACTATTCAGGCAAATCAACCACTTGAAGAATTATTAAAATTATTACCAAGAGATGGTAAACAACTTTTTGAAGGATATATAAAAAATAATCCAAAAGTATATTCATCTATTTTAGATAATTACCGAACATATTTTTTAGATAAGATTCAAAATGTTTGGGAAATTCGCTTTGAAGAAGGATTTTTACAAAAAATATTTAAAGAAGGTAATACGGCATCTACACGAAAAGATGATATTAAACAAGAAATAAACGAAAACGATGGCTAGTATTAGTTACGCAATTACAGTTTGTAATGAGTTGGAAGAAATAACTACATTATTAAACTTTTTACAATTACATATTAGAGAGGAAGATGAAATCGTAATTCAATATGATTCCTCATCTGCAACTCAAGAAGTCAAAGAATATCTGAATGTAATTGATATGATGCATGATAATCATAAACTCATTTCATTTCCGCTTGATAATGATTTTGCATCATTCAAAAATAATTTAAAATCATTCTGCACTAAAGATTATATTTTTCAAATTGATGCGGATGAAGTTCCACATGAATATTTAATTGAAATTTTGGGTGATGTATTAGAATCAAATCCAGTCGATATTGTATTCGTTCCAAGAGTTAATACTGTCAAAGGTTTAACCAACGAACATATTCAAAAATGGAAATGGAATGTGAATGAAAAGGGATGGGTAAATTTTCCAGATTATCAAACAAGAATTTACAAAAATACTGATGATGTAGTTTGGATGAATAAAGTTCATGAACAAATTACAGGTTATAATACGTTCTCAAATTTCCCAGCAGAGGAACAATTCTCACTATACCATCATAAAGATATAGTAAGACAAGAGAAACAAAATAATTATTATTCTGAATTACAAAAATGAGTAAAAATTTAATATTCATACCTGCATATAATGGTTTCGATTCTTTCTGGCCGGAAGGTATTGAAAGTTGGAAATACTATTGTAAAAAATGGGATATTCAACTAATCATTGCAAATGAAAAAAAAGAGTATGATTTCGAGCCATGGGGTAATGGTTGTTATGAGCCCTGGTACGATGAAAGGTTGGTTGAATTAGATTATGATAAAGTTATTTTAGTCGATTCAGATACTATGATTCGTTGGGATGCACCTAATATCTTTGAAGTTGCTAAGGATTATACGATGTGTATGGTTAGAGATGCGGGAGGTTTTGGTTCTGGTAAATATCATTTAGACCAATGGGTAGAATTAAACCCAAATATAAAAACTCCACCGATGAATTATTGTAATACTGGTTTTGTATTTCTTTCAAAAGAAAAGTATTTACAAATCAGAAAGGAAATTCCAAAATATCATGAGTATTGGTCATCATTTTATAAAGTAGGTCCAACTGGTCCAAATGCATGCGAACAAACACCTGTAAATATTATTATGTATGATTTATATGTGGATGATGATGGATTCTTACCAAAAGATATTAAGTTTTTAGGGTGGGAATGGAACAATATGGTGATGAGTAAATACGATGATGGTGAATTTATAAACGATTCATATGTATGGCATTTTACAGGTAATAGAATGGGAGGTCATACAAATAAAAAACATATCATAAAACAAATTTGGAATCATGTTAAACAATACTACAACTAAACTACCAATTTCAGTAGGAATTCTTGCATGGCATTCTGGTCAAGTTCTGGTAGATACTTTGACAACTTATTACCAAAATGGGTTGTTAGATATTGTAAATGATATTACTATTCTTTTTCAAGAAGTAACGGAAGAGGATGTAAAGATTGCATCACATTTTGGTATTGATTGTATTGGATTACAACAAAATATAGGTATTGGTAAAGCATTCAAACGTTTAACCGAAAATGCACAAACTGATTATGTTTTAATTTTAGAGCATGATTGGAATTTAATAGAAAATAAAGAAACTACATACAAAACTTTAAGTCAAAGCATTTCAGCAATAGAAATGGGTTTGGATGTAGTTCGTTTAAGACATAGAAAAGACCCCGGACATCCACACTTTTCATTTCAATATAAAGGTAGAGAGCTAACTTACTACGATGATTGGCACGAAGTTACATCACCACATCTTTTAGATTCAATTCACTGGTGTGAATCTGATATAGAGTTTCCAGAACAAATTCAAAAAATAGGAGATATGTTCCATACTACATCTCGTTATGGTAATTGGACAAATAATCCATGTCTATATAGAAAAGAATTCTACTTAAATGTAATCGAACCATTTATGGGTGAAGGAATTGATTTAGAAAGAAAGATTGCTTATTGGTGGCCAAGACAAGATTTCAAAGTTGGACACAATGAAGGATTATTCAAACATAACGATTGGGTAAAATACGGAAAATGACAAAACTAATTATATTTGATTTGGATGGTGTATTAGTTGAAGCTAAACAAATACATTACGATACATTAAATGAAGCCTTAAATGAAATTGGGGAAGAATATGTTATATCTGAAGCAGAGCATCTTTCAATTTACGATGGATTGAAAACCACTCAAAAGCTTGAAATGCTTACAAAGAACAAAGGATTACACCCAGAGTTCTACGAAAAAATTTGGTTTAGAAAACAACATCTAACTATTGAAGCAATTTCACAATTACAACCTGATTTACAAAAGATTGAATTGTTTAAAGAATTGAGAGATAGAGGTTATAAGTTAGCAGTGGCATCGAACTCAATTAGACGTTCGGTATTAGTGATGTTAGCAAAGATTGGTATTATTGAGTTTATGGATTTAATCATCTCTAATGAAGATGTAAAGAACTCTAAACCACATCCTGAAATGTATTGGAAAGCAATGAGTATGATGGAGTGTCTACCAGAAGAAACCTTAATTGTAGAAGATTCTCCACATGGATTACTTGCTGCAAGTAGAAGTAGGGCAAATGTGTTGAGAGTTGATAATCCATCAGATTTAACAATAGAAAAAATAGAAACAAAATTAAAAGAAAATAAACATATGAGTATTCCAAAATGGCAAGGAGGTAAATTGAATGTATTGATTCCAATGGCTGGAGCAGGAAGTAGATTCCAACAGGCAGGTTATACATTTCCAAAACCACTTATTGAAGTTGAAGGTAAACCTATGATTCAAGTTGTAGTAGATAATTTGAATATAGATGCAACGTTTATTTATGTAGTTCAAAAAGAACATAGAGAAAAATATAATTTGGATACTTTATTAAATCTAATCACTCCTAATTGTAAGATTGTAGAAGTAGATGGTTTAACCGAAGGTGCTGCATGTACAACTCTATTAGCAAAAGAACATATCAATTCTGATGCTCCATTAGTTATGGCAAACTCTGACCAATTCTTAGAGTGGGATTCTAATGAGTTTATGTATAAAATGATTGAACAAGAAGTTGATGGTGGAATTGTAACGTTTCATGCAACACATCCAAAATGGTCATTCGCTAAAGTTGATGAATATGGATATGTTACGGAAGTAGCAGAAAAGAACCCAATTTCAGATATTGCAACAGTCGGTGTTTATTATTGGTCAAAGGGTTCTGATTATGTAAAATATGCAGAACAAATGATTAAAAAAAATATCAGAACAAATAACGAATTTTATACTTGTCCAGTATTTAATGAAGCAATTGGTGATGGTAAAAAAATCAAAACATTTGATATTGAAAAAATGTGGGGATTGGGAACACCAGAAGATTTAAAATATTATTTGGAAAATCACAAATAATTTCGTATATTTGTATTATGAAAGTAGCATTACTATTAAGTGGGTTACCCAGAAAAGTTGAACAAGGGTATGAAAGAACTTGGAAACATATCATAGAAAATTATGATACTGATGTCTACTTACATGCATGGAAGGATGAAGAATGGGAAAATGTTTCTAAATTTTATCCAAACACAAAATCATTTATACTACAAGAACCTTTTAAATTTACAAAATATAAAAAAGGTATAAAATTACCACATAACGATACATCAAGACCAATTCCACAATATGATGTAATGAGTTGTTTCAGACAATTACCTATGTTTTATAGTTGGCAAATTGGTTATAGACCATTATATGATTCTATGATTGAATATGATATGGTTATTCGTAGCAGATATGATTTAGGTATAAATCATCCATTAAAATTAGAACAATTAAATATTGAGTTTATAAATCACGGCGATGTTCCTGGTGGATTTTTTGATGATAATTTTTGTATCACTAACAAAACTAATAGTGATAAGATTTTTAAAAACATTTTTAATGATGTAATAAAGTTTGGTAAAAAAACTGGTTATTTAAATAGTGCAGAAAGTAGTTGGACATCGATGTTAGAAAACTATGGAGTAACTGATATAGCACGAAAAAATCACATCTTAAATTTTGATTTATTACGAGATAATAGAGTTTGGTGGGGAGATAAAGACGGAAATATAATAGAATAATATGATACTAATATCACATAGAGGAAATATAAATGGTAAATTACCACAAAACGAAAATCATCCAGATTATATTGATGAAGCAATTCATGCAGGATATGATGTTGAAATTGATATTTGGTTAAATGATGGTGTATT